GGTTTTATCTACGCTACCAATTGAGATACGCGACCTTGCAAACATGCCATTGCGTGAGGTGGTTAGGCGGTATGGCACGGCGGCAAGCTTCCTTGACTTCGCGCGTGCATTTGAAAGATTAGAGAAGACTCGCAATGTTCAGATCGCTAACCTATCTAGGGAACGAAAGTTGATCCCACGGTCGGAAGTTGTGATGTACGTCATCGAGCCAATCGATACATTTTTCAGGCGGTTGTTGTCCGATGGTGCGCGTACATTGTCGCGTACAGTAGCGGCAAAGGCGCTTGCAGGGGAGACGCCCGAGGTGTGTGAAGACACGGCAAGGGAAACGATTAGCGAGTTCATACGGCGCGTCAAGGCCGACCTGTCGAAGGGGTTGCAAGATGGGTGATCATACCTGGAGGGAGTGGCTAATTGACAGGGTAGATGGTTGGACTGATACTTTTCACCGTGTAACCCCAAGTGTATTTAACGAGCAAACGCGGTATCTTCCTGAGTCGGTTTCGTCTATGCCGGGGCCGATGCGGTATGATGTCAATCCGTACATGCGGGAAATTGTGGATTGCTTCGATGTTGGGTCATCCGTGCGGATGGTTGTTCTCAAGAAGGGCGTACAGGTTACCTACTCGACAGCGGCTCTCGAAGCCGGGCTGCTGTACATGTCGGCTCACGTTAAGACCGTGCCTGTGATGTACATGACTGCGGATCTTGGCCTTGCAAAATCGCGTATCGAAAACAACGTGATTCCGATGTATGTGCAATCTGGGATCGCTTCGATGATCCGGTCTTCGGACACGGGAAACAAGCGCAAGACTGGCCAGACGAAGGACACCATACAATGGGAGGGAGGCGGGTATCTCGTTCCGTTCGGCGCAATATCGGCAAACAAGATGCGTTCATTCTCGATCCATACGATGCTCATGGATGAGGTTGACGCATGGCCAGACACAGTAGGCAAGGACGGCGATCCTGTAGGATTGGCCATCGATAGATGCTCGGCATATTGGGACGTGCGCAAGGTCTTCATGGGATCAACCCCGTTGCTCAAGGAAAGTAGCAAGGTTGAACGTGCATACCTATTGGGAGATCAGCGGAAATATTTTGTATGCTGTGTATCATGCGGATTTCCGCAAGAACTTAGATGGAGCGGCACCAATGACGACGGGAAGAAGTTTGGCGTTGTTTGGGAGACTGACAACGGGCAATTGATCAACGAGTCAGTGCGCTATCTGTGCAAGAATTGCCAGCATCCACATCATGAGTACGACAAGGTTAAGTTGTTCTCACCTTCCCATGGTGCTGAGTGGGTACCCACAGCGAAGCCCAAAGAAGAACATGTAAGGTCGTACCACTTGCCAGCGCTTTACTCACCGTACGGCATGGCTCCATGGTACAAATGCGTGTCTAATTATCTTGCGGCATATGACCCAGAGACGAAGACCGTTTTGGATTATGGCAAGTTTCAGGTGTTCTACAACAACATACTTGCGGAGCCTTTCGACGTGGTAGGAGGTCGCGTGTCGTTCGCCACTGTGTCGGCGCATAGGCGGTCTGTGTATCGGCGCGGGGAAACGCCAGACGATTGGGCGCTTCGTTTCTGCGGTTCAAAGATTCTGTTCTTTACGTGCGCGGTAGACGTTCACAAAGACAACCTTGCAGTTGCGATCTTCGGGTGGGCATTGGATTCAAAGTGTTTTCTGGTCGATTATTTCAGGCTTGAAAACGAAGATTGCACTTCTGAATCCTCGCCAGTATGGGGCGAGTTGACGCGCATTTTGCTAGAAACGAAATACGGCGACAGGCGAATACTTGTGACGCTTATCGACGCAGGATATGCGCAAGACACGGTTTCAAATTATTGCGCGGCATTTTCCGCTGGAGTGATTCCTATCCTTGGGCGCGACAGGCCAGCTCGTAACCAGCGGATCAAAGAGTTCGACCAATTCAGGACACAGACGGGTCAAGTGGGCTACCGAATCACGGTTGACCATTACAAGGACAGGGCGGCACCTGTACTGCGGCGTGATTGGTCGGAGCAATCGGGAGAGGTTCAAAGGCCATACCATTTCAATGCACCTGTTGACATGCCAGACAACTATCTCAAAGAGTTGACAGTCGAACGTAAACGAGAGAAGCGCGACGCTAAGGGGATCGTTTCGTACGAGTGGTACAGGCCACACGGGGTTAAAAACGAATTGTGGGACTTACTGATCTACGGATACGCAACGGTTGAAATTTTGGCGCGTTCAATATGTGTAGATTCGATGGGAAAAGAAAACATCGATTGGCCTATGTTTTGGAAGTCGTTTGAATAGGTTCACAGGCTGTAGGTTCAACCCTTCGTTCATCAATCCACTTTGACAGATCCGCAGAATCAAACCTAACGCATCGACTCGAATACCGATGGTGTGGGATCTCGTTCTTGCAAACTTTTCCGTAGAGGGTTTCCAGGGCAAGACCCAGGAATTCAGCGGCTTCTTTGTAGTTCAGCATTCGTTTCATGACTGGCCTTTCATTGTGCAAACAAACATGTAACAACATAGCACGGATTGGCCAATGATGGAAAGCATAGATTCCAACATTGTCGAAATGAACATGATAAAAAGCTAGAAAACATGTAACCTTTGGGCATGGATGCTGCATTTTTACAAGAGCGCATCGACGCCATTAAATTACTGATAGTTGCTTATGAGGCGGCAATGCTTGCCGTCACGGTTGGCGGCGTTCAGAGTTACACACTTGACACGGGACAGACTCGACAGGTTGTAACCAAGCGTTCGTTGGGTGAGATTCGCAACGCAAGGGATCAAGCGATGAATGAGCTTGCAACGCTATCGGCTAGACGCAATGGCGCTGGCGGCATCGTGAGGCCGTGCTTCTAATGGGCATCTGGAAAAATATTTTCAAGGGAAAGGCTGCTGAACCATCCGCAGTTGACACCACCGAAAAGATCGTTGCCACACTTCAAAATGCAGTTTGGAACGGGAATAAATTTTACGGCGGGTTTGGTGATACGAAGGTTTTTACCGTTGACCACCAAGAGCTCAGATCAAAATCGTTGCAGTTGTTTAGAGAGAACATGTATGCACGCGGGGCGATTCGTCGCCTTGTTACAAACGAGATCAACACGGGCTTGACCGTAGAGGTCTACCCGTATGAACCCGCCTTAGGCGTCCCCGTCGATTCACTTTCTGATTGGTCGGAAGACATTGAAATAAGATTCGGACTTTGGGCGCAAACACCCGCGATGTGTGATTATGAGGGACGTCGCACTTTCGGAGAAATCCAGCGCGAAGCAAGGCGCGAGGCGCTTGCAGGTGGTGACGTCCTTGTCGTTCTTCATGTTGACAAGGATTCGTTGCTTCCAAAAGTTCAGCTTGTTTCGGGTGGTCGCGTATCGTCGCCATGGAACGCGAAGGAAGCGAACGGCAAGAAGATCGTATCAGGCGTTGAACTTGATCCTGTAAATCGCTCTCACGTTGCCTACTGGGTTAAAAACGAAAAGAACGAATACGACAGGATCGCCGCTCATGGATTGGAATCCGGTCGGCGCGTAGCCTGGCTCATGTATGGAACGGATCTTCTAGTGGATGACGTTAGAGGTGAAAGCCTTTTGTCATTGGTTCTCCAATCCCTGAAGGACATAGACAGATACCGAGACGCGGCAACGCGCAAGGCGCTGATCAATTCCATTCTTGCCTTGTTCATCGAGAAGACACAAGACAAGATGGGCACTAACCCAATCACGGGCGGTGCCGTTCTCAAGAGCAACGCGACTATCGCGGACAACACTGGAGAAAATAGGACTTTCGGAATTGCCGATATGATTCCAGGTGTGTTCATCGAAGAACTGCAATACGGCGAAAGACCGACGCCGCACAGCACTTCAGGAACTGACGTAAACTTTGGGCCATTTGAGGACGCGATCATAGCGGCGATCTCATGGTCAATGGAAATGCCGCCGGAAATATTGCGACTTGCGTTCACGAAAAACTATTCCGCATCACAGGCTGCGATCAACGAGTTCAAAATTTATCTTAACCTGTTGTGGTCAAGGTTTGGTGATGAATTTTGCAAGCCGATTTACGAGCAATGGCTATTTGGTCAAGTGCTTAGTGCGCGCGTAAAAGCGCCGGGGCTTGCAGATGCAATGATTGAATCGTCCATGTTTGAGCAGAGAGCGGCATGGTTGAATACCGAGTGGACAGGATCGGTAAAGCCATCGACTGACATCCTGAAGCAAGCAAAGGGATATGATATGCTTGTGCAGTCGGGCTTTATCACGCGCGACAAGGCCGCTCGGGAGCTCACTGGAACCAAGTTTTCAACAAACGTGCGAAGACTGGCAAAGGAAAACAAGATGCTTGCTGATGCGCTTGAGCCGTTGCAAATGCAAGCAGATGAGCCACAGACAACCGACTATATAGAGGACCCGAATAAATGACATGGCTATTGCAAAAAGAGGCAATGGACAAGATCGCGGCATCGGCTGGGATGGTATTGCCTTCTGGATTCGTCGCCACTGAGATGAAGACTTTCAAGGCTGGCAACGCCATGGTGATTCCAATCGACGGCGTGTTGACTGCGGAGTCCGATCCTTTCATGGCGTTTTGGTTTGGTGGTAATCCGACATACAGTGGGATCATCAATGCGATTGAACAGGCCAATGCCGATAAGTCGGTGAAGTCAATTCAGTTGCTTTTCGGAAGCGCACCAGGCGGCACGGTGGAAGGTCTTTTCGGAGCGATGGACGCGATAAAAAACAGCGCGAAAAAAGTTACGGCTCATGTGAAATACATGGCGGCAAGCGCGGCATATGCTTTGGCTACGCAGGCGCAAAGCATCACCGTTGAGAATCGCGGCGTCATGGTGGGATCGGTTGGCGTTGCGATTGATACCCGTGTTGACGATGGCGACATCTCAATCACCAGCACAGAGGCACCAGACAAAAGACCGGACCTTACCACCGACGAAGGCAAAGCATCGGTTGTGAAGCAACTGGACGCTATCCATGCACTTATGGCTGAGTACATCGCCAAGGGGCGCGGAATCAGCGTCAAGGACGTAAACGAAAATTATGGAAGAGGTGGAATGCTACTTGCGGACGAAGCAAAGCAAGCAGGCATGATCGATAAAATCAAATCGACCGCAACAATGACGGCGGTCAATGATCAACGAAAGGTTGCGCGAATGGACGAAAAGACTTTTGACGATGGAATGCGCGAAGGCGCACGGGCAGAGCGCGAGCGATGTGAAGCTCACCTCACAATGGCAAAGGCAAGCGGTGACATGCAATCGGCTTTTGAAGCAATCGCCGCTGGTGAATCGCTCACTGATAAGTGGGTAGCGAAACACCAAGCAGCGGCGCTTTTGAAGGCAACAGGCGCGGCCATGGCGCGGGATAACGTGGTAGTGACCACACCCGTGCAAGAACCCAAGCGCGACAGCGTAGAGGAAGCCCTTTGCGCGATGTCTAAGAAAGGCAAATAATCATGACAACC